ATCATGACTATGCGCCCGCTGCTTATGCTGCAATATGGTGCGGTGCAGAAAAGGTACATAGATGAGAATATCGGCATCTTTGACAGAACGATGGACTACCGCATCGCATTCTCGGTAGCAGATGTATTATACAGCGACCCGTCATCATTAGTGAGTGTATGGGCTCAAACAGGAAAGGAGTACCACGTATTATGAGTAAAGGTTCGAAAGTTTTAGTAGGAATGCCCACGATGGGCAGTATGGAGATCGAGGCGGTTAAAAGCCTGATGCAATTACAGCATGACGGAGTAGTCGATATCGTGTCGGAAAGCCTTGTGTATGATGCCAGGGATAAGATCGCGATGGATGCGCTTGCAAATAAGGCCGATTATGTGATGTGGCTTGATTCTGACATCATATATCCGCCGAATATCATCCGCAAGCTCATGAGCCGTAACAAGGACATGATAACCGGCATCTACCATAAGAGAACGGCACCGTATACGCCCTGTATCTATAAACTCGATGACCAGAAGCTTGTGCCGTATCTCGATTATCCTGATGACGGTCTCTTCCAGGTCGAGGCAGCGGGCTTTGGGTGTATGCTCATGAAGGCATCGGTCATCAGGGCGATATATAACAAGTTTGGCGGCTGTTTCTTCCCGATCAACGGTATCGGCGGCGAGGACTTATCCTTTATCAGACGCGCAAAAGAGGTAGGTGTCGAAGTATGGTGCGACTCTTCCGTTAAATGCGGTCACATTGGCAGACAGATCGTGATGCCGGATAAGAGTATCGTACAGATGCCCGAATAATACTTGATAATACAGAAAACGGGTGTTATTATTCAGTTATAGTAGGATAATAACATCTGTTTTTCTTATGAAGTACGAACGAAACGAAGATACAGAAGCAAAAGTGTGGCAGATCATCAACGCGGACGATGATTTCGCCCAGATACAGATCGCGCAGCCTAAGATATGCGTTCTCGACTGTCTGATGAAAAAGAAGTCGGAAGGTCGCCTTGTGTTTGCCGATATCAGACCCGTGCAGGATATGTATAAGGCACTGGTCGATTTCGATTATATTATCGTCATCTATACCGGCAACACGGTCCTTCTGTCAGATGAGCAGTTCATGATCCTGTTAGAGCATGAGATCAGGCACATAGACATCAGACTTGGAAGAGAAGGCACTGTCTACGGTACAGTCGGGCATGATTTCGAGGACTTTTACGCGATCATTGACAAGTATGGTATAGATTGGAGCACATGGAATGCCAAAACGCAAAGTGTGTCAGGCGAGTCTTGATAACTTAAAACCGGGCGGAGAAGCTCACAAGCTTACACGGGAAGATCAGAGCAAAGGTGGCAAAGTATGTCATCAGAGACGTTCTGCACAGGCCGCGATACAGAAACTTCTGAATACGAAGCTCACGAAGCGGCAGATCCGTCAGTATGAGCTTATGGGTCATGAGGTTACGGGGGATGAGACCTTCATAGATCTGTTAATGGCAGGACAAGCTCGAGCTGCCGTTGATGGATCCGAAAAGTGTGCCCGATTATGTCTGGAATACGCCGGTGAGAAAATATCACGAGGCGATGCTTCCGACCTTATCGATCTGTTAGAGGTTATCCGTGACAGTGCCCGGAAGAAGGATGATGACGAATGATATTCAGTCCGAAACAGGTCAAAACACTTAACTGGTGGACAGAGACCGATGCGGAAATGATAGACGGTATCATCTGTGACGGGGCTATCAGATCCGGCAAGACAAAAAGCATGTCACTCGGGTTCGTTCTTTGGTCGATGATAACCTTCCAGGACGAAAACTTTGCTTTGTGTGGAAAAACGATACAGTCCCTGAGGCGTAACGTGATAAAACCGCTCAAGATGGACATTGACAGTATGAAGCGCCCGAAGTTGACCGTTACCGAGCACAGGTCGGAAAACTATCTGACAATCTCGGACGGATCCGTCAGCAACGACTACTACATTTTCGGCGGCAAGGATGAAAGCAGTCAGGATCTGATACAGGGTATGACTCTGGCGGGTGTCTTTTTGGATGAAGTGGCGCTTATGCCTGAGTCGTTCGTTAATCAGGCGACAGGTAGATGCTCGGTCACAGGTTCAAAGATGTGGTTTAACTGTAACCCTGAAGGACCCGACCACTACTTCAAAGAGAAGTGGATAGATCAGGCGGATGAGAAGCGCCTGCTGCATCTGCATTTTACGATGGATGACAACCCGAGTCTGTCAGATCAGGTGCGCGACAGATATAAGCGTATGTATAGCGGCGTGTTCTACGACCGCTTTATTCTCGGAGAGTGGGTACTGGCATCAGGTATCATCTTCAAATATTTCGCCCAGGATCCTGAGCCGTATCTCATAGATCGGGCAGATACCGAGCGTCAGGTGTGGTCACATCTCGTTATGGGTATCGATTTCGGTGGTAATGGATCCATGACGACAATGTGTCTGACCGGCTACCAGAATAACTACAGAAACCTCATCGTCTTGGAAGAGGACGGTCTGCCGGTAACGGAAGATATAGATGCCAAAATGATATGCGATGAGTTTGTGAAGTTCTATCGCATGTGTCTCGACAAATACGGCCGCGTTGACTGGATATTCCCGGACAGCGCGAGCACTACGATGATAAACAGCATCATCACGGCGGCACGAAAAGCGGGACTTCCGACACGTGGCATCAGCGGTTGTCGGAAAAACGAGATAGCCGAGCGTCCGAAAACGGTAGATCTGCTGTTTAATACCGGGCGGCTCAAAATAGTCCGAGACTGTCAGAACGTCATCAAGGCGCTATCTTCCTTGCGATGGGACGAGAAAAAGAAAAATATACCAGAGGACAAAAATATCGGTAACTGCAACGACTGGTACGATGCCTTCTGTTATACATGGATAGATTTTGTGGAGTTTGTGGACTTAGCACGATAGAAAAAAGAGTTTTTAGAAGGGAGTACCGAAATGCAGAAAACAAGCACGTTACAGGACATTTTGAAGGACTTGGGCATCCCGTACAATACGAAAGCCCAGAATATCATCAGGCAGTGTGATGATTGGTACGCAAACAAGACTACCGACTTCCATAAGCGGACAAACGTGAACGGTGTCGCATATGAGCTCAATTCTATGAATTTTGCGAAGAGATGCTGTGCGGATGATGCGAACCTGTGCGAGATCGTAGAGATCAACGCCGGTGATGAGACGTATCAGTTCGATGGAATTAACGATATATTGTCAGAGAACCGCTTCCAGACGATATACAGGAAGCAGCTTGAGAAGCTTGCGGCATCCGGCACGGTCGGTTGTTATATCCGTCTGGATGAGGCGACCTATCTGGAAGATAACAGGATCGTAGGCGGTAAGATCCGCATCAATTACGTTGACGGCGAGTCAGTTGCCCCGATAACGGTAGAAAATGACGAAGTTACCGAGTGCGCTTTTGTCGGACAGGACATGGATGACGGACTTGATACCTTCACAGTCGTAGTATTTAGGAAGGATGGCAATGAGTCTTATACATGTGACACATTCTACTTCAAGGACAGCAGAGAAGTGACAGATAAGCGCTCATCGATTCAGCTCGGACCTGTCAAGCCGTTCGCAATTATGACGAGCGCGGAAGTAAACAACATAGACGATATGGAAGGGTATGGATATCCGAAGCTTTACAGCTCGATACCTGTACTGAAAGCGCTTGACTTGGCATTTAACATTCTCTTCTCGGATCTCGACAAGGGCGAGAAGATGATGTTCATCAACGAATTGCTCGCATGCATTCAGACAGATCAGAACGGCAAGCCATATCTCACGCAAAAACAGCAGGAGCAGTTCATCCTTCTGGGTGAAAAGCTTCCGACTCAGGATAGTCTCATCTATGAGTACAACCCCGAGTTGAGAATAGATGCGATAACCAAGATTTTTGAGACATGTTTATCCCTTCTGTCGATGTCATTCGGATATGGTACGAAGAAATACACATTCGAGAACGGACAGATCAAGACCGCATCGGAATATATCGGAGAGCGTCAGGACTGTATGCAGGAGCTTAACAAACAGCGCGGCATGGCAGTTCAGTATATTACCGATATCGTACACGCTATTATATGGTTCTCGAACACATTTAACGGCATGTCGTGGGTAGATCCCGAAGAGATCCGTGTCGAGTTTGACGATTCTTATATAGAGGATAAGGTGTCGAAGCTCGAAAGCATGAGAAACGATGCGCTGCAGTTCCCGGAGATCCCGCAGATAAAGATGTGGTATCTCATGGAAAAGTACAACCTGTCAGAAGAGGAAGCTGCAGAGCTTGTCGGACAGGAATTGACGGATGATGATGACCTTTTAGGTGAGGAATAATGGCATTAACGGCGGAACAGATAGAGCTTCTTACAGATAAATACGTGGTCAGTCTGTATTCCGACCTTGAACGAGAAGTTATCGGGGATATAGCCCGCCGCTTACGGAAGGCGGAACGATTTACCGAAACGGCAGAATTGCAGGCCAAGTTTATGAGCGAGCAGGGCTTCTCCCCGGTTAAGATCCGCAACGAAGTCATGAAAATGGTCTCATCGGATCCAGAATACCAGGCATTCTTGGCGGAAAACACTAAGGAATACAAGCGATTCGTGAAAGAAGAGATAGCCCGCACGGTCAAAGAGGCGGAAAAAGCGGGTAACAAGCTTGTAGCGGAAGCGGGCACTATGGCCTGGAACGATGACTTGCAGATGTGGGCTGAGCATGGCGTAGATCTGACAAAGCCGTCATCACTCAGTCAGCTTATGACCGCATTCAAAAAGCAGACCCGAAACGAGCTCAGAAACATATCACGGACTACCGGCTTTAAGAACACGATGCTCGGACAGACAGGCGTACTCAATGCGTTTCAGCGTGAGATGGATATGGCTATCCTTAAGACCGCAACGGGCACATTCTCATCGCAGAAGGCGGTCAATGACTGTATTAAGGCGCTCGCTCAAAGCGGTCTCAGGACGATAGATTATGCGTCAGGGCGGTCATATAATCTCGATACGGCGGCTCGGATGGTTGTCAGAACGTCAGTGTCTCAGCTTGCGGGAAAAGTGACCGAGATGAACATAGAAAAGACAGGCGTAGAGCTTGTATATGTTGATGCTCATGACGGTGCACGGCCTGAACACGCAGAGTGGCAGGGTAAGGTGTACACATATTCCGGCAAGCCTACCAGTGAATACCCTGACTTCTTTGAAGAGACCGAATACGGAGAACCGGGCGGACTTAAAGGCGTGAATTGTACCCACAACTTCTATCCGTACTGGGAAGGCGCTTCAGTCATTCCAGAATATAAGCCCGCGGATCCCGTTACCGTTGACGGAAAAGAATACACGACATATGAGGCTACACAGCATCAGCGACAGTTAGAGCGGCAGATCAGAGCTCTTGAGAGAGAGCAGCAGGCGCAAAAAGATTCCGGCAAGCCCGACAAGGATGTCGTGAAGAGTATCAATGACAAACTCGCTCAAAAAGGCAAGGAATACCGTTCATTCAGCGAAAGAGCAGGACTACGGACGAAGCCCGACCGCTTAAAAGTAGGATAATCGCAAAATAACGCTTGATATTTACAAATACGGGTGTTATGTTAATATTGTGAGCAGGGGTGTACTCCCTTCAGTGGGTAACAATACACCGGGGGTGTCGGTATCGCTCCCGATGCCCCTATAAAAATAAAATAACGGATGCTTCATTTTTTACCTCCTCATAACATACTTGATCTTCTTATCAACAGCCTTGATGGTTCAGAGTCTCCCCTTATCGGCTCGCCGGTTCGATTCCGGCAGAAGGCTTTTCCCTACCGCAGAAAGTGCGGTCAACAAGTTATTTAAGGAAGGAGCATGAATATGCAGAACATTGAAAAGATAAT